CCTCGGGCCCCCGCGAACACGAAATCCTGTGTAGGACTTCCTGTACGCTGGCGTAAAGATCGCCACGGCATCTTGCGCGTTCGTGCTGCGCTTGCTACGACGCCCCGCAAGGGGCGCACGTCCTGAGGATAGGTCTTCGGATTGAATCCTAAGAGCAAAGCACCGGTTTGCAGTTGAGGTTCCCCCAAAGGTGGGTGCTCGCGAAAGCGAGCTCCGGACCCTTAGAGGGGAGACGCGGCCTTGGTAAATCCCGAAACTTCGTGTGATTAGATCACGAGGGAGGTAATGTTCCTCCGGGGGGGTCCAAGGTGGCGATTGTCCCAGTCTAAGGTGTTCCGGTAACGGATAACCTTCCGTCCCTCTGCCCGAGGGCGCCTGCGGCCCTGGGTCTGGCTTACGGGTCAGATCTGGGAAACCGAAGGGTGGAATAGGTGTCTTAATATAGAAATACATTATGACAGCACTATTACTTTCTTTAATTCGCGTAGCGAAACAAAGGGTAACAGTGCGCCCTATGCCACTTCGGCGGCTAAACGTAAAAGTTTGGCATCACCTTTTTCCTGCGCTGGTAAGCGTAGGGAGGTTGGTGATTGGAAGAATAAGTCGTGACCGCATCAAAGTTTTAGCCTATTGGGCCAAACAGTGTGCTGCGACGTATCGTTCGCAAGGTGTGAAAGGTACCTGCCTATGATTAAAGACTATCAACGTGCTAATTATGGGTGGATTACCTGGATCGCAGTTACGATCGCAGAGCCGAGCCATTAATAAAGTCGCCGTGTCCGTCTCGCGAGACGGCTTGCCTAGGGTAATTCCAAAGCAAGATCGTCGAGCTATTCGGCGCGGTGATTCTAACGTGATTCGGCTGTGGCTAACACTGTCGGGTATGTACCGGGTACTGGAGTTCCCGGGTACACCGGCAGTGCACACCATCACCAACCCCGGTAAACGGATCTCCCCGCCGCTGCTCCGGTTCTTCGAGACCTTCTTGAAAAAGGAGTTCTTTCGGAACCTTAACCAGCTAACGGGACTGAAAGTTACTGGGGTTGATACTGCTTGCCTTAAGCCTACCCCGCTTCCGCTGGTAACAGCGGCAGCAGGATCCTGGAAAGTGCCATCCGGTCGTTACGACCTCCGGGTGTCATCCCTAGGGACAGCGGCTCCAGCCGCTTGGAACTGGGTTAGTGGGCGGTGGGGTGGAGCTTTGCTCCGCTACTGCCAGTCCATTAATTCCTGGGAAACAACCCAATCTTGGTATAGGCTAGTAGAGTTGACGGCTAAATACCATCACCTCTGCGACACTATGCCAAGTGGCCGGATTTCCTTTAAAACGGAACCGGCTGGGAAGCTTCGGGCTTTTGCTATGGTCGACTACTGGACTCAGTGTACACTGAGGCCGCTGCATGATCTTTTGTTCTCGTTCTTGAAGGAGATCCCCCAAGACGGGACTTTTGATCAGTTTGCTCCTGCAAAGGAGCTCCTCTCAAAGAAGAAGCTTGCCAAGGAAACTTGGTGGTCTTTGGATTTGAGTGCAGCGACTGATCGGTTTCCACTGGTGTTACAGCAGTTGGTCTTAAAGTATGTTGTGTCTGAGGAATATGCCGCATCTTGGGCAGCACTGTTGGTTGATCGCGGTTATCGCGGCCCCACGGGGATGAAACCTCGTGTGGTTCGCTATGCCGTTGGTCAGCCAATGGGTGCATACTCAAGTTGGGCCGCTTTTGCTCTGACGCACCATGCGGCAGTGCAGTTTGCTGCAAGGCTCGCTGGGCTATCAGGTTGGTTTCAAGATTACGCGCTCTTGGGAGACGACATTATCATTGCGAATGATCGTGTCGCTCACAAGTATAGATGGCTGCTTGACCAATTAGGTGTCGAATGTTCGCTAGCGAAATCGATGGCGTCTAACCAACGTTCATTTGAGTTCGCAAAGCGTGTTCTGCACCGAGGGGTCGACGTCTCTGGCTTTCCCTGGAAGCTGTGGAGGATTGGTCAGCGATCACTCGCGGCCATGATCTCACTCGCCCAAAGGGTTAGCTTAGGGGCGCAGACCCTGAATTTGGCCTCGCTTGTCAAAGCGTTGGGAGCGGGAATGAAGGCTACCAGTCGGGCTTATTGTTCCTGGCGGCATATGCCAAAGGGAATGAAAGCTCTTCTGGTAATCCTAACCCACCCCCAAGCGGCAACGTTCCTATCGAGACAGACATGGCTCGATTGGCTCACTGCGCCAGGTCCAGTGCTGCCATCGGGTTACCAATTGGATACGTCCACTTGGCTAACCCCTTGGCTTACAGGATTCCGTGAGGAATACCTGAAACCTGCCCTCGATTTTCTCGAGCAGGAGAGCACGCTTGACCTTTTCCCTCCAGAAGTGGATGAAAAAGATTGTCAAGGGAACCTGACACGGGACAGCCACTACAACTCGGAGTTTCTGCGAATGAGAAACGGATTCTTCAACTTCAGTAAAATGGAGTCGTTGATATCTGTCAATCGTTCTCAGAAAATCCGTTTTCTAGAGGAGCGGGTCGCTAAGATTGATGCCGACCTAGCGCATCTTCAGAAGTTATCCATCTCGCTACAGGCTCGTAACGTTTCAGGAATGTTTTCGAACATGATGAAACGGCTCGAACAGGCGATAGCCGACGTGCCTCTGCCTCTAATTAAGCTCGTATGGGCTCAAGAAGAGAACGAGAATCGAAGGCCGGCGACTGTTTTAGTGAGCCTCTGGGAGCGCTGGAGACTTCGGATCCACCGAAGCCGGAGAATCCGCGGAAAATCTCCTGATGATACAATTGAAAGAGTTGCTGGAACTTAATCGGCGTTACTGTTTCGACGGTAACAAAGAAAAGGGAAGGCACCTTCGAGGGAGAAGGTACGCGTATCTTCGATCGGTGGGTCAAGATGACACTTGCTACCGGTCACAGGAGGTCTGACAAGCCTTTTGAACCCTGGAAAGGGTAAGACTTATCTTCCAAACCTGCGTGGTAGGAACCCTGTCTACGGATAGGTAATCCCATCACTGCAGAACTAGGAGTGTGCATCTTTAGCAC